CTTTGTAAATAAGTTTATGGGAGATGACGGGTTGATTAAAGACGCAGCGGGATACCACAAGGCTTTAAGCGTGGCAATGAATCCTTCTAAATTTGCCCAGTTTTTCTATGAGCAGGGTAAGTCTGATGGTGTCGAAGATATCAGTCGTAAGTCCAAGAATATTAATATGGACACACGGCGAGTACCTGAGTCAACAAAGAAGGATGGAGTGCAAATTCGGAGCGTAAGTTCCGATTCGGGACGTGGCCTCAAAATTAAGAGCGCCCGTCGAGTGTAATATTTTAAAACAAAAAAAATGTCTGTAAAAACAACCCCTGGATTCGATTTGAATCCAGCACCAAGTAAAGTAGCTCTTCAAACGAACTACATTACTGATTTTAATTTTTTAAACCAGTATCTCCCCGATACCTACGAGAAAGAATTTGAGCGTTACGGTAACCGTACTGTCTCTGGATTCTTACGTATGGTAGGAGCGGAGATGCCGTCTAACTCTGACCTTATCAAATGGGCTGAGCAAGGACGTTTGCATACTAAGTATACAAATTGTAATGCTGACACTGCACCTAGTGCAGCTGCTGCTCACACGTTTACTGTAACTCTACCTGCTGGAGTTACAACAGCTGCTTTGCGAATTGGTCAAACTGTTATGATTTCTGCTAACGCAGGTGCATCAACATTGACCAATAAAGCTATTGTAACTGAAGGTTCGACTACTCCTGCTGGAGCTTCGCCTAATACTCAGTTTACTTTTAAAGTAAAGTATTATGAGGCTACCCAAGCGTTCCCTCAAGACACTACTTGTACTGTATTTATATACGGTTCTGAGTTTGCTAAAGGAACAGATACAATGTTAGGTTCTTTAGAAGCTCAAGACAACTTCTTTGAGAATAAGCCAATTATCTTGAAGGACACTTATAGTGTTAATGGTTCTGATATGGCTCAAATTGGTTGGGTTGAAGTAACTAGCGAAAACGGAGCTGCTGGATACCTATGGTATTTGAAGTCTGAGCACGAGACACGTCTTCGTTTCGACGACTACTTGGAGACTGCTATGATTGAAGCTGTTCCTGCTGTAGTTGGTTCTGGAGCTTTGGCTGAGCTGAGCCCTGCTACTAATTCTGCTACTGGTGGAGATGCGGGAAGTACAGATGCTGGTTCTGACGGAATCTTCTATGTAGTAAATACTCGAGGAAATGTATTCCAAGGTATCCCAACTACATTGGCTGAGTTTGATACTGTAATCCAGCGATTGGATAAGCAAGGTTCTATCGAAGAGAATGTAATCTTCGTTAACCGTGACTTCTCATTCGCTATCGATGATATGTTGGCGGCTCAGAACTCTTATGGAGCTGGTGGCACTTCTTACGGTCTCTTTGACAATGACGAAGAGATGGCGTTGAACCTTGGCTTCCGTGGCTTCCGTCGTGGTTATGACTTCTATAAGTCTGACTGGAAGTACTTGAACGACCCAACTATGCGTGGTGGTCTTCATTCGGGTAAAGTAGATGGTTTGTTGGTACCCGCTGGTTCAACAACTGTATACGACCAGATTATGGGTAAGAATGCTAAGCGACCTTTCCTTCACGTTCGGTACCGCGCTTCAGAAACTGAAGACCGTCGTTACAAGACTTGGATTACTGGTTCTGCTGGTGGAGCAGCTAGTAGCTCTATCGATAAGATGCAGGTTAACTTCTTGTCTGAGCGAGCTGTTTGCACTTTGGGTGCCAACAACTTCTTCTTGTTCCGTGACTAATTTATGAAAGGGAGGGGGCAGTAAAACCCCCTCCTTTTTTCTTTTTAAACTTTAAATTTAATCGAATGAAAAATTCTAATCTTATTGTAGACAAGGTCTACAAACTCAACCGTGATGTGGCACCGTTAACTTTTACGTTGTCTTCCCGCAATACCTCTCGTAAGCCACTTATGTATTTTGACGGACAAGTCAATCGTGCTTTACGTTATGCTCGCAATCAAAAAACGCCTTTCGAGGATGAGCAAGATGGTAACTTTATTTTAGAGCCAATTGTCTTTGAAGACGGTTTCCTTGCTGTACCAAAAGAAAACCAGGTACTACAACATTTTTTAAACTTGCACCCTGACTCAGGTGCTGCATTTTCTGAAGTCGATAAGGAAAAGGATGCTCAAGAAGAGTTAGAGTTTATGACTATGGAAGCTGACGCTTTAGTAGCGGCACGTAAGATGGACCTTACCGAAATGGAAATGGTCGCTCGTGTATTGCTAGAAATTGACCCATCTAAACTTTCTTCTTCGGAGCTTAAGCGTGATATCTTAATTTTAGCTAAGCGCTACCCAGAGGATTTTCTAGATGCTTTAGAAGACCCTTCGCTGGATATGTTTGGCAAAGTGGCTTTATTTCTAGAAAAGAATTTATTGGGACTTCGTAATAACGGACGCGATGTCCACTTTAATTTGAAGACCAACAAGAAACGTATGATGTCTGTTCCGTTTGGTGAAGACCCTAAGTCTGCTATTGCAGCTTATTTACAGTCTGATGACGGAATTGAAATCCTTAAAATGTTAGAAAAGCAGCTTGAATAGGTGCTTTTCTTTTTTACTTTATCTTTGACAAAATATCTTTGAAATGCCTCAGTTTATAAGAATACCTATCCCAGTAAAAGTTTTTGCGGGAACCGCAGCTGCTACATCTTCTACTACTCAATTAGTTGATGATGCGGCTAATTTTGATTTAGGATATGTAAGAGTAGGGGATTTAGTTTACGATACTACCTCAGGGGCACAGCGGGGTCAGCCAGTGGGTATTGTTTCTGCTATTGTTAATGCGACTACTTTGACGATGAGCGCCCTCAGTGGATTTGGCACAGCTTCGACATATGAAATTTATGCTCCTCAAGTTTCTACTGGACGTAATGCATTTAGCTCACAAGGAATTGGAACCACCACCTCTGATGGTATTTCTGTAAATAAAGTAATTGATACAAGCTTTAAATTTTCTACCTATGTAGTTCCAGGCGATATCGTCTATAATTTAACTGACGGAACAACTACAACTGTTAGGTCGGGTATTAGCTCTAATGAAGCTTTGGTATATGCTGGTATTGATGATGCAAAATCATTTTTTGTTGGACATCCTGTGATTACTCCTAAATATATTTATATAAACAGCTCTGTTGTTGTTGATGTAGATTCAGCAAATCACTCTCTCATTGTTTTTAAAAATGACACGGGTTCTTCATCAGACTCTTTAACATTGACAGGACTATCTTTTGGAGCGCCCTCTTTGACATTAGTAAATGAAGCTCAGGAGATGATAAGCAAAGCCAATTCATCTGTTACTGGTAATTTTTATGATTACAGCTTTAGATTTTTTGCCCCTTTAATAACAACTACAGCTTAACCTCATTATGACAAAGTATATACGAATTCCAGGAACGTTTACTGGGAGCGACATTTTAATTCCAGTGAATAGAATTGTTGCTATTAATGACCTTGTTGTTAATGGAAGTATTGTAGTGGTAATAGATGGTGTACCTGGTTTTGAAAAGTTTACGTTTATTTTTTCTGAGTTTAATCAAGATGTAAGTGAGTACAATATGAAATCTTGGCTTATGAAAAATGCACAAAGGGCTCTAGTTAGCAATTGGACGACCAATATTTTTGACGCTACTGAGCCTCCTTGTGCTATAACTGGAATCGTAGCCCTATAAAAAATCATAGATTATCTTTGGCTTTTATTCACCCATAATTTTTTAAAATGGTAAAATTTCTCAAGGTTACAAACGCACCTGTTACAGGTCAGTTAATTAATATTAACGGTATTAAAGCTGTCGCTACAGCCTCTGCAACCGCAGCAACTGTTACTGTAGATTACGTAGACGGAACAACTACAACTATTACAACTGCTCTCCAAGTGGACTCTGATGTATATCTAGCTGTTCTTAATGCAATAGAGACTGCCTTAGCTACAAGCTGGACAAGACCTTACTATAGTTTGGAGTTGCCTAAAGCAGTTACAAGTATTGTAAATGCTTAATTGACTTAATTGTATTGAACAGAAAGGGGTCACAAATTGTGGCCCCTTTTTTTGATTTATCTTTGTCAAAAGCGTACCTATGATAGAATCGGTCAGAAGCACGGTATTATCGATACTGAATAAGAACAATTTTGGCTATCTCTCGCCAGCAGATTTTAATCTGTACGCTAAACAAGCGCAGCTCGAGATATTCGATGAGTATTTTTATGATTATAATTATCAGATTAATAAGGAGAATATCCGACAGTCAGGTACAGGCTATGCCGATATAGCAAGAAGCCTTGAAGAAGTTATAGATACTTTCTCTACTATATCTAATTTTGCTACCAATACGTTTGCCCTTCCAGCGGACTATTATCTAATTAATAAAATTTTAGGTACGGGAAGTAACTATGAATTAGAGCAGGTCTCTAACTCTAAGATTAACCTACTATTGGCTTCTTCCCTTACTGCGCCTACAGCAAGCTTCCCCGCTTTTATTCAAAACGGAAATAACGCTACGGCATATCCTGATACTATCACTTCGGGAACAATTCAGTATATCCGATACCCCCTTCCTCCAAACTGGACTTATGTTAGTTTAACGGCAGGTGAGCCTGTCTTTGACCAAACTCAAGCCGACTACCAAGATTTTGAGTTACCTGATGACGATGAGCCTCGATTGGTAAATAAGATTTTACAGTACGCAGGGGTATCGATACGCGAAATTGATGTGGTAAATTATGCGGTAGGTCAAGAACAAATCGCCGACCAGCAAAGCAAGTAATATGGCATACCTCACTCAGTATCAATACTACGAAAACGCAGGGGTTTCTCCAGAAGACGCCAATTGGGGTTCGTATCAATATGTCAGTTTACGGGATATCGTAACCAACTACCAGCTTATGTATAGCGGTAATAACGAGTTGGTAAACGAGAAGTCTCGCTATAAGATTCTATTTCACGCTAAGAGGGCCATACAGGAGCTTAACTACGATGCCTTTAAAGAGATTAAGGTATTGCAGCTTAACGTCTCTGAGGACCTTCGCTTTATCCTTCCTAGCGATTATGTGAACTGGGTTAGGGTGTCCTTATTTAGAAATGGAACTGTATTTCCTTTAACGGAGAATATCCAAATTACTAGCGCACAGGCGTACCTGCAAGACTCAAATAATAGAATTCTTTTTGACGAGACAGGAGCCGCTTTAAAGCCCGAGTTTTCACCTATTGACACCGAGAGGCTTAACAGCTCTTTAAAGTCTATGTACATCAACGAGAGCAGCCCTTACGACGGAAACGAAGGCTGGTGTATTGATGGGATGTGGTATTTTGATTTTCCAATTGGAGGTGCTGCGTTTGGTCTAAACACTGAAACTGCTAATGCCAATCCTACATTTCGTATCGACCCCAAGGCGGGCGTTATAAACTTTAGCTCGGCTATGTCTGGTCAGAGCTGTATTCTAGAGTACGTTAGCGATGGTATGGAGGGGGGTGACGATTCGTTGATTACGGTCAATAAGTTGTTTGAGGACTTTAT